GCGCATTGCGCGGACGCGGGACTGCACCTGATAAGCCTTGGCTTGAGCGCCTTCGAGGGCCACGATAGCGCGGTCAACCTTGATGTCGCCACCGAAGAGCTTCAGGCTCTCGGACTGCTGGCTGACTTCAGCGTAGGACTCGGCTAGGGAGCCGTTGTAGTTACGGAATCCCACATCGGGCAGGCTCTCTTCACGCTTCCAAAAAAGGCCGTTGCCTTCGATGTTGCGGAAAGGGAGAACAGACATGAGCTGACCGGCGGCCAGTTCGGTCACAACAGCAAGCTCTTGAGGAGTACGAGCGTGCTTTTGTGCCTCGAGCAATGTTAACGCCATGATAAATACCTAAAAAGATGAAGGTGAAGAGGTTTGGGTGATCGAGTCGCCGAGCGTCGCGCTCATTGCCTCAGGACACCCTGTCCAGTTCGCCTCATCACGAAACGACCCTTGAGGGTATCATCTAAATATATTATGCCTAACCATGAAAAACGGCCCCCGAAGAGGCCGCACATCAGATTCCGTTCTGAGTTTACAGTATATCATCCAAAAGCTCTTTGGAACATCTCCTCAGCGCTCAGTCCAGAGAGATCCTCTACGGGCATGCCGTTGGCATCAGTGCCACCGTAGCCGATACCAGCTCCACTACCCTTGGCGCCCTTAAAGAACGTACCAAAAACAGGGTGATGCTTATAGCTAGATAGGTAGTCTTCAGGCGTGATGCGCTTGCCAGACTCCTTGTCGAGCATGGGGTCGCCAGAGGCATCAACAACGGTCAGAGAGCCATCGGCTTCCTGGCGGAAGTTGCCACCCAGCTGGCCAGCCATCAAGTCAAAGAAAGACACTCCATCAACAGAGTCAGTACGGCCGCCTGCAGCATTAAACACTTTCTCAAGAGCGTACTGCTTTTTATAGGCAGCCAAAGCCTTGATGGCACCTTCAGCTTCTTGGCGAGCCTCCTGGGCTTGCTGTGAGTACTTGGTTTCGATGGCATCACGAGCCTCGCCCCATTGAGCTTGCAGACGAGCGGCCTCGGCGGCTTCCTGCTGCAGTTTAGTATATTCCTCGGGGTTGATCTCTGCGAACTTTTCCAGATGAGCCTTGGTCTCCTTGACCTCTCGCTCATACTGTTTGCGTGCTTCGCGCTCAGCCTTGAGAGCCTTCAGCAAGTTCTCGGCCTCTGAGCGAGGCATCATTTCTTCACCGGTACTCGCTGGAGCGGGAGCGGCTGCCTCGGGTGCTGCATTCTCTGCAGAAGCGTTGAGGTTTTCTTCGGACATGTTATAGACAGGGATCACCCCTGTAAGAATGTTACAGGGGTAGTATGCCTAAGGCCTATTTATTCATTAAAACAGCTAGCAGACCAGACTCCTTCGAACCTGCCGAACAGCTGAAAATCTCCCTGCCCACAACCCTGGATAACCCCTCCTTCGCACACGTCAAGGCCGCCGAGAAGAGGACAGCTAGTCCAGCTGCGCGTAATGTCAAACCGATTGTCAAGTGATTGGCCAATATCTCTAAGCGTAACTGTCAAAACCCCTTCAATTCCACAGCCCGTTTTTCCGCACAGTCCTGTGAATTCGTCTGCACAGACACCTCTACCTGGCTCAATGCCAATCGTTTGATTGTTAAAATAGGTTCTGCCCGTGTAACTGTCTTTGATGTTTATGATCGCTCCTCCATATTTTAGACTATTAAATGTAAGCTCAAACCTAGGCCAACTCACGGCTGTGTAGCTAATATACAACTCCCTCGTTTGCCCTGAAAGTCCTCCATTAAACTGATACAATCCTGTGACCGAAAAAGGAGAATTAAAAGGATCTGCGATAATAACTAGATCCTGCTGTGTATATTCGCTGCACGGGTCGTCAGGATCACCTTCACAAGTGCAATTGCATTCATCAAAATCACGCCCTGGATAGCAGGGGGTATCAATAGCAAAAACCGTTTCAACTCCACTTGGATCTACGCAGAGGCCTTTCGGCTTGCAGTCATCCATATTGGGAGGCCTAAGAGCAGACGATGTCATATTAGCGGCTCCATTTTTGAAGGGGACACAGAAGCTTAGGGCTGCCGCCAATCCATGTTTTTGCCTCCATGAAGCAGCCACATTCCTTGCAGCGCTTGCTTTCGGGATCGAAGGCAGGGCAATTCCTGCAAATTTCGTAACGCTCTTTTCGAATCTCCTTTGATACGCGACCATTCATAATGGCCTGCTTGGCCGTCTTTGCAAGGCCCTTGGCCATCTTGCCCATGCTCGGGTACTCAGGTGACTGGCTTGCAATGGCGTTAAGCCGAGCGTTTCTCTCCTTTGGCCAGGCCGAAACAGGTCCAGTTGGATAAACCCCCGCGCTCTTCAATTCCTCCCTGATCAGATCCATGCCAGAAAGCTTCTTGCTTGGCTTGCCCATTTAACCCTAAAAAGCTGAGTTAGTATGCCTATCAGGTTTTTAGACGATAATCACTGGAAGTGGTATTGTAATACATGGCCCCAGAAGCAACGCCACCTGTACCTGCGGCCGCATCGTCGACATATTCACCAATGCCAAGAAGGGTTCTTGTGGCAGCTGCATCAGGTAATTGGGTGGGGACGAATTTTTCGTCTGCTTCCACCCACTGAAGGACGTCACCATTAAGAGGTAAGCTTGGGTTACTAGTTAAGTTTACGGATTTAATAATTAGATTTGTTCCATTGGGGGTGTTAATGATTTCAGCGGGGGCTGAGGGAGAAATGTTGAAAAAGTATTTACGGCTAGTTCCTGCCTGCTGGGGGTCGGTTGTGAGAGTAGTAGCAAAGGGAGACGCCATTCCTGGCACCTCCATAGTAATAGAGTCTCCGTTGCTTAGATTATCAGTAATGTCTGTATCAAACTGGGAATAGTAGAACTGATTGCCCGTACCAAAAATACTCCAACCTCCTTTAACTCCAGTGTCCTCTAGATCTTCTTCCGTAACTCTTTTCAGCGTAATCTGTCCAGAATCCTCTCTTTTTTGGTAATCGCTAGCATCTTGAATCCCCAGCGGTGACTTGCCATAAATCCAAGAAGATTGTCCTTCTGCGTAATAAACAATACTTTTATCTGGCGAACTAGCAGGATTTGGCAATAACTCAGTCCAAAATCCAATCACGTCCCCGTCAACCCAACTTGTGATGTCGGCACCGACCATCTCAAAGTCAACTCGGTCGTTACTCGTTGCGAGTGTCCGGCTAGAGATGCCATCATAGAACAACTCACCATTAACCCAGATCTTGATCCTCATTCCATTGAAAGAGTTATAGAGCTCGGTCTGTAAGTCCACTCCATTGTCGTCTGTCGTGTTAATGAAAAAGGAAGAAGTGCCGTACGGAGTATAGTCAGTAACCCTTCCAGTGCTAGGATTGGCGGTGTTTATGTTGTTATAGATCCACACATAACTAGGCCTTTCAGGTACGCCAGACTCCAATCCGCTTAGATCGGTCACACCGATGGTGGCGTTAACTTTCTGGCCATTGACCGCTCTAACAAAGTCAGGAACAATCGGAGTCCAGGCCTGAGGGGTTGCGTCGTATTGCAGGATTTGGCCAGTGCCAAGAGTTTTAGCATCACCAACCCAGGAGTCTGACTCTAAACCGATAATGTCGCCACTTGAAAACGTGCTATGATCTACATCCACTCCAAAAGATAACGTGATTCTTCCAGAACTTTTGTTCGCAAAGAAAGCCGCAGCACCTTCGTAAATAAGAGAATTGTTGCGATAAAGTTTTAGGTTGTCTGAGCCGGTCAAAGCGTAAAGTTCTGATTGACAATCGATACCGCCGTTATCGATGGTAGTAAACCAGATATAATTCACAGGGTATGTGCCAGGCCATGCAACTCCGTCACCTGGATAGGTAGAATTAGATTTGTCGGCATCCCATGTCCAGTTGAATCTGCCGTAAACTGGGTCCTGATCGTAGTCAACAGCAAGACCAATGGTTCCAGGCTGCCATGCGCCTCTAGCATCATTCCAGAGAAGAGCTTGACCGTCTTCGGCACCATCGGCGACGTAGAATGCATCCATAAGGCCTGCCGGATCAGTGATCGTGCTATCGGTCATTCCCCACGGAATAGCATCGCCGCTAACGACGCGAATATCATCCCAAAATTTGTCCCCTTGGTTGTTCTGACCAAAACTGGAGTTCGCAAGCCTAAAGTTATTCCCTTCAGGACCCGTCAACTCGGAGTATGCTACACTTAACGTCTCCTGGCTTATCTCGATGCTGCCATTAAGCCAGAGAGAGATCACTGGAAGCGATGTTCTCTGGACGGACCCCCAGTCAAGAACGTAAGTGATGTTATACCAGGTGTCGGCAGCCATCGCCGATCGAGTGCCGATCTCAGTAAAAGCGGCGTCGGCGTAAAAACCATAACCTGTATCCCTTGTGTAGATAGTCCAACCACCACCACCGCCAAGCTCCTGCTTGTTACCTCCAATCGAGACCCTGTTGTTTGTATCTATTGCATTCGTGCTTCTAATTCTCATGTTTACGACATCATAGCGTCCATCATTTTCCAGGAATTGAGACAAACCAGAGCCATCACCATAGGCTACTGTCGAAGACACTTTATACGCGTTATCTCCCAGCGAGGCGTCTACCGTACCTTGCGTCACACTTGGTAGGGGGTCGCTAAATGTGCTTTGTCCGCTGTCGAAAAACGTATAGTTAACATAACTAGAGGCCGTGTCTACGTCATTCAGATCCTCGACGTTAAGAATTACGGTGCCGGTCTGACCGTTGACACTACTGACTGCTCCGCCACCGCCACCGCCACTGCCAGTAATCTCTACGATCGAACCGTCTGTATGCTTTGTGAAGATCTTTCCGTCAGCAGTATTAACAGCAAGTTCAGCTACTTCCAGGTCGCCTGCCGCTGGCTCTTCACCCGCAGTAGCAGAGGCCTTGGCAATGATGCGTGCGTTCAGTTCAGCCATCTGGGGAAAAAGTCTTCGCTAGGATTCCTATAGGCCTGATCCAAAAGTACCGCCATTAACTCCCGTGATCGCAGCTAACCCGTATGCGCTAATGGTAATAGTCGCGTCGACCGCAGCCCCTGCCTGGTTCCTCACTGCCGCATAGATCGTCTCAGTAAGGGTCGCATCGTCATTCATGTAGGTAGTTCCAGGTGTTGGCGTAATAGTGCCACCGATTTCCAGATAGCCTTCGAATAGCACACCTGATCCGGGGGCTGGGTCCGTGTCGAACGCACGGCCTGCATCCGCAGTACGAGCAGCACTTGTAGTATAAAGAACAACCCATGCCGCAAAGTTAGATGACAACCTTTGCAAAATACCACTGTAGCCCAAGCCCGTAAAGTCGGCAATGCCGCCAGAGGCTGTCTTGGTTTCCACTAAATAGATACCGGCCCCGGAACCACCACCACCGCCGCCAGCTACGGTTCCAGGCGTCCAGATACTACCGTTCCATACAAGCCCTTGTCCCGCTACCGGCAAGGTATCGCTGACATTTGCTAAATCTTCTAGCTTAATCGTTGATGCAGAATACAAAGAGATGTATCCGTGATCCCCCGTGTTGGTAAGGCCGTTGTAAGATGAATCCGTCAAAGCAAACCCTCTGGATGCAATGACATTCTGGGATGAGTCAATAGGTATAACTGCACTACCTATCTGGCTGCCATACCGAACACTGACGCTGCCATCAGTTGCAAACCATGCTTCAACAGGAAAACCGTCTGTCTCACTGTTGAACGGGACTTTCATATCAGCCCTGACAATAAGCCATTCACGCTCGCCGTCGTCATAGACCTTCCAGCCTGCGAGGCGACTCTCGGAGTCGGTCACCCACCATGACACGTAAAAGTCTATGTCCAAAGAGTCGGTAGCGTCAACTGCACTACCAGTGCTAAGGCTTAAGTTAGGGACAGCGTTGTTGGATTTGTAACCAACACCGCCATTTGGATTGAAAAACCAAACAGTAGAACTAAGGCCACCCTGGCCCATATAGTCGACACCCGCAAACTGGCTAGGAACGGTAAAAGATAAAATCGACTCATCGTTATCAATAGAACCAACGATAAGAGTAAAACCGTCATCAGTGATACTCACGGCGTCGGGATAGAAGCTGTCAGGACCACTCAGCGGCAGTCCTGCCAGAGGTGCGGTTTCTTCGATAAAACCAGAGGTGTCTCCTGCTTTACCCCACTCAACCTCGCGGCCAACAACTCTCAGGACTTGCCCTTCCCGACCGATAGGCAGCCTTTCGGTTGCAGAAACTCCTCTAACGACTAAATCGCCCTTGGTAACAAGGGGGTCATCATAGCCAGAGATGGTTACATCGCCAGTGGGGCTGTTAACCGTAACTCCTGGTCCGGCGATGATGCTGTCTACACCGCTACTAGCAGCAGCTTGGTCTACCGGGACCCATTCAGCGCCATCCCATCCAAGCACCTGTCCTTGGGTAGGGGGAGTGGTCGACGCGTCGACATCGCCAAGGTCATCAAGGAAAATAGTACCCGGAGTACCTCCGCCTCCAGAAGGCACGCCTGGCACCCACCGAACCCCACTCCATAATAGAGCGTCGCCAGTCGAAGGTGGATTTGTCGCGGTATCAACATCAGTTAGTTCGTTAAGATTCGTAGCACCGCCGCCACCACCGTCACCAGTTTGCTCGACCGGAGTCCAGGAAGACCCAGTCCACCCAAGGACCTGACCTGTTAAGGGTGAAGGAGCATTGACATCGCTCAGGGAGTCAAGGGCAATTGTCCCTCCGTCATTATCGACTGGAGTCCACTCGCCATTAATATACGCTAAGATCTGATCCTCGGTCGGGGTTGTGTCGCTAACATTTGTTAGATCCTGAAGCTGGCCGGGCTGTGTTGCGACAGGAGCCCACGAAGCAACGCCAGTTGTCTCGTAGTAGTACAGGACTTCTGTTGTTTCTTCCAGCCAAAGGTCACCTTCCTGCAGAGGTGAATTATTAGGCCTAACAACGGGAGGAGTTTCTTTTACGATCACACCTCCACCTGAAGACCCGTTTCCGGCAGCGATCACCCTGCCAGTAGAGTCAACTGTTATATCTGCGCTAAGATATTGCCCAGGCACTACGCCGCTATTTTCTAGGCCAACTTCTATAGACCCACTGGTGCTAATTGGTCCGCCAGAACTAGTAATACCAGCTCCGGGTGTAATGTCGATACTCGTGACAGTGCCGCCACTAGCTTGCTGAAAGGTCTTCCATCTCGGGTAACCCCCTTCAACTGCTAGTTGCTGTCCCTCGGTACCAATGCTGAGACGGGTTGTTGTTCCGCCGAAGCGGATAATCATATCGCCATCATTCGTCAGAGGATCAACCAGGTACTCTGGGTTGCTGGTCGCGCTCGTAATTCTTCCTTGTGCATCTACAGTAATGCTCGCGTTTGAATACGTACCTGCGGTCACATCTGTGTCTGCCAGTTGGACATCGAAAGTGCCCGCTCCAGTGGTGCTGTCCTCAGATACACCATTTATCAAAATACCATCCGAACCAGTGAGAGTAATACTCGTTACAGTTCCGCCTCCAGGAACGGTTTTAGGGATCCACCTGTTATTCGCAGAGTCGTAGCCAAGAACCTGGCCTTCTGTTGGAGTAGTGACATAGTCAACATCGCTGAGACCCTCGACATCGAGACTGCCACTGCTTACACTGACTACCCTGCCAGTACTGTCGACAGTTATCTCGGGTAAGGTGTAAAAACCTGAAACTCCCGAGACTGTTGCAAGGCTAATATTCAGAGATCCAGCGCTTGTTATGGGTCCACCCGAAACACTAATACCACTAGTGCCTATGGCGTCAACACTCGTAACGGTTCCCGAGCCAGGAACGGAAGCCCACTCCAGCTGACCGCTTCCGTTAGTAGTAATCAAACCCTGACCGGCTACGCCAGAATTAGTAGGAAGTGTTAGAGTGTAGCTAGCGGCGAAAGAGTTTTCGGGTGATTTAATCGAAACGCCAAAACCATTGGTTTCAGAGTTGAGTGTGATTTTTCCTGTTTGGCCTGCGTTACCTCTAACTGCAAGATTACCATTGCCAGCTTCGACTGATACAGTTGAGTTTCCAGTAATGTAATACCCGCCGGTATCTAAATTTCCACCAAGAATTGGTGCCGTGTCGTACTGAACGGCAAAATCGACAGCCTGAAAGGCGTTAAACGCTGGCGCCCATCTAAGGATCTGGCCACTGGTAGGAGGCGTTGATAGGTCAACATCGGTCAAGTCATCGAGACTGAAGCCCGCATTTGGGTCAGCCGCAATCCACTTAGATGTAGTATTGTCGTATTGCAGTACTTGACCATCTGTCGGCAGAGGGGAGAGCGTATTTACATCAGAGAGGCCAGATAAAGCAGTAGCACCAACACCAGTCCCTCCGATAGAAACAATGCTACCATCTCCTGCCTTGGTGTAGAATTTAACTTCATCAGTGGATAGGCCTAGCACTACTTCGCCAGTAGTAATCTCATCCGTACCGCCAGATTCGATCGCTGCAATAATCGCAACCTCGCTGTCAGAGGAATTTTTTAGAACGATACGATCGGGGAAAACGGCCACGACGAAACAGAAGCTAGGCTAGTCTTCCTAGCCGTTCTCGCAGAGGCGGCAGTCCTGAAAAGGCTCGTCCGATGAGATGACGTAGTCAGGGTGCTCTGCAACTACGAGCCCAGTACTTTCGGAAAGAGGAGTGCCACACGGGGTGACATAGTCTGCCTGGAGAATTCCGCCAGAATCATAGACACTAAAGGTTCCATTTGTGAACCAAGTCCCAAATTGACTGCCAGTCTCTGAAGTAAGAAGTCTAAACTGTATTACGGTTGTTACCCGTTTGCCAAATTCCAGGTCTGCCTCAGAGCAAATACTGCAGCCAGGCAAGCTGTTATCGTAAACACATGTGCAGTCAGCCTCGCTACAGCTATAACAGCTGGGGCAATCTTTATCGCAGCTGCAATCACAGTCTTTGATGTTACTTCCATTGTCGCAAGTAATTTCTTCTTCTTCTTCTTCTTGCTTGCACTCTTCCTGGATTAATTTTATAGCCTCCGCACATGGGCTTCTTTGATCATAGTAACCCACGACGCCTCTCGCGCAGACAACCCTGTTATCATTGCCAGGATCAAAGCCATAAAAGTCGGTCCCAGTATAGCGAGAGCAACTCTGGCAAACCTCGCATGTTTTGACGCAGGTCTGACTCTCTTCTGGCTTATCCCTGCATGCTCCAGAGTCTTTGTCGCATTCTTGGCAATCGCCGCATTTGACGGTTGACTCTGGGCAGTAGCAGGGGCCATCGTCAGGCACGCAGTAGACATTGTTACAGGTTTCACACTCTGAACATATAACGCTATTCGAGCACCAGCCAGGAAGGTCTTCCCCGAGTCTGGCACGCTCTGAGCAGTACTGACTACATTGCTGAACTTGAGGTTGCGGACAGTTTGGCGGAGGGTTTGGTCCTAGGCATATAGGGTCTTGGGGTGTATTATCGTAACAGAAAACCCGCCAATCGCTCTGACTATTTTTATAAAGCCAGCCGCCAGCTGGAATGAGCTGAGTTTCGTCCTTGTTAGGAAGAGTATCACCACACCTCTGAAGCCCATCAAAACAGTCACTGTAGACGGTTTCCAGTGACTGGAATAAGCAGTTTAAAGGCGCATTGTTAACCGCGTCGCAATCGGTAAAATCTAATGTGCCGCAGTCAGGTAGGTCAAAATAAGGAGTGCAAATTCCATTGAGGCAGACCTCATTCTCTTCGCACTCCAGGTCAGACGTGCAATCCCTTGGTCCTGGAAAACACAGACCACCAATGCATAGTTCCTGAGCATTGCATTGGTAATCACCTACGCAGGATTCGTACAAAGGGTAGCAGAATCCGTCCACGCATTCAAAATTTTCTGGACAATCGTTGTCGTCTCTGCAGCCAAAGACACAATAACCACCAACGCAGACCTGGCCATCTGGGCACTCCTCATTAGAAGCACAAGAATCAAGGCAGTAACCGTTGATACAGGTTGTGCCAGACGGGCATGTAGTGTTCTCGTCACAGCCTCTGTAGCAGAAACCTCCAAGGCATACTTCTCCTTCTTCACAGTCGCTGCTGTCGTCACATCCGAATACGCAGAAACCATTGACGCATTTCGTACCAGGAGGGCAGTCGCTATTGTCTGAGCAGGTTGTTTGACAATAACCATCCACACAAGTTTGACCGCTTTCGCAGTCGCTAGTATTATCACAACCGGGATAACAGAATCCTCCTACGCAGACCTCGCCGGTAGGGCATTCTTCATTGAAGTTACATCCAGGAACACAGAACCCGTTCCTGCAAACTTCATCTTCTCCGCATTCGTTATCACTTCTACAGCCTGAGGTGCAAAAACCTCCGTAGCATACCTCGCCGTTCTGGCATTGCTCGTCGCTATTGCAGGCGCCGTAATCATAGACACAATAGCCATCTATGCATATATATCCTTCTTCGCAGTCTGATTCCTGATTGCAACTGTTGATAGTCCAGTCAAAGAGGCAAAACCCCCCAGAACAATAATAGCCCTCCGGGCAATCAGTGTCATCATCGCACTCACTGAAATCGTAGACACAATACCCATCAGAGCAAATATAACCTGGAGCGCAATCGTTATCCGTTGAACAGGTTCCAGGGTTGTAGGGGATGCATTCACATTTAAGCTCATTTGTAACCAAATCTTTATCACACTTCCAGTCACCACAGCAGTACTCCACAGCACCAGGATTACCTGAACCATCGTCCCCACAATTACCCGTAGTACAACCTCCACCCGTACCCGTCACTTCAATGCAGCCAAACCCGTCATCAGTGCCAGTTCCTCCGGTCCCACAGCCACCACTGCTGGTCGAATCTTCAGTGTCAGCAGGTACACAGAAGCCACCCTTGCAAGCAAAGCCAACGGCACAGTCGCTTTGACCAATGCATGATGTACTTCTTGGATCTCGAAAATTAGTTACTTGATTGAGGAGGGTAGGATCGTCGTTACTTATTGAAGTAAACGAAATTATCTCGTCAATAGGTGTTCCTAATCTTAAGGCTGGATCCTCAGTTGACGTCCTTCTCCAATTCTTAAGCCAGTTCTTGTCGTTCTTTTCTGGCAGGTTATCCTCAAGCCACTTATTATAATCTCTCATTACTCAAGCAGGGACTGGTATATTATACCTTAGCGTGCATAAGAATAAAGGATAGAGGCCAACGGATCCCATTTTTGCCCTGTCCTGGTGTCGATGTAGGTTGTTACTGGTTGAACTTTTTTCCACTCAAAAATGTTTTCAGAGGTCTCGACTCCTACGTACAAAGTAATGATTGACGATGGATTAAGGTTTCGTATAGCAAGCAACTCCCCCTCCTGTGTCGGAGGGTAATTAAGCTCAGTCTGAGCTCCAGACGGGTCGACATAGGCTGTACCTTCGATGGAGGCTTTGATTTGAATCGTTGGACCAACGTCAAGGATATAATTATTGAAAGCCATCAGCCCACCCTCAGAAGGTTGTTACCAGTAGCGGAAACAACATAAAGAGACACTGAGTTAGTGGTCCCATCATAATAGCCAATCATTTGGCCAGGAGTTAGTGGTGGGTTTAGAGCTAAGTTGGTCGGAGGAGATCCTACCATCATCTTAACGATACTACCCCCAAATTTATCAGTGGACTGAGTTGAAATAAAAGATCTATTGATTGCCATTTTACCACTCCGAGTAATAGATGCCGCCAGCGGCTGTTACCTTGACCGGCGTTCCTGGATCAATAGAAGTCCAGCCAATTGTTTTCGTGACGTACTCTTTGCCTCTGTATTCGACAACCCCTCCTGCATTCTGATCTAGCTTGACCCAGTTAGCGGTGACAGACCCTTCAAAGTCCGAAATGGGACCATTGGTAATTTTAACCCTTCGCTCAAGCTCTTCAATTCTGTTGGAGATACTGATGGACTTCAGCTCTTCTATGTTGATCATGAGTTAAAGCCAAACTGTTTAAGGTTAAAGTAGAAGGCGGCTTCGTTGCCGCCAGAGACCACAACAGGGCTAGCAGTCTGAGCCACGGAAAGGATGCTACCAGCTTCAGAAGAGGTCGCTACAGACGTTATCGAAAACACCAGGTCGCCAGTTACTTCAGTTGTCACCCCAGCTGATTGCAAGGCCGCATTGGATATTGTGATGGTATCAGAAGCGGAGTATCCATAGCCGGGGCTCTTAATCGAAACGGCGTAGTTGGCTGCACTCACTCCACCATTAATAACGGAAAGATCAAATGTCGCACCAACTCCGGCGCCACTAGTAGAAGTGGGGAGAAGGCCGCTGTACACCCCATCTCCACCCGAGGCCGGAGCCCCAGAGACAGCACTTACGCCAGAAGCGTTACCAGAGCTCCAAACAAGGGCGACATGAGAAAAATTGATCGTATTAGCAGAACCATCTTGAGCAAATACTGCAGCTCTCTGCGTCAGAGCCACGCCATCGTCGGAATAGGCCTGAACATCTGAAGCTGACCAGTTTATGATCGCTCTTTTATATCCCCCAGTGCCAATTGGTGACTCGAATGCAAGAAAAGAAGCATCACTGGTAACCCCAGGAATATACGTCGTTCCAGATGCATCAATTAGTCTTGCTTCAAAGTAACTATCCGCAAAGCGATTGGTGACCTGTGCAGTTAGCTCAGTAGCAGAGATCTTGGCGGCAATAGTCATCTGGTATCACTTTAAGCAGCCTAGGATTCCAAAGCTGCATTAGGCAAATATGTCTGAATCGATAATCGTCGGACTACTAACAAGTAAGCTTCCCCCCAGTTCCAAAGGAATACCTCCATTGCCGTTAGGAGAGGAGAGGCTTCCTGCTCCCACCACATAGCCCCTGATGTAACACATAAACGTCGAATGATGATCTATCTCCGCCTCTTCGCCAGAAGGTATTGGAGGCACTACTCCATCCGCTCCGAAGGCTTCAGCTGATACCTCAGTATAGATATTGATATCAACCTCCCAAGCTAAAGCCCCAGGGGATACGTTGTTTTCGCCGTTAACACTGGGAGCCTCTACTGTGCCAGTCGGAGGGACAACTTCTCCCTCGCCCATTGAAGGTGTTGAATTTCCAACAAGATTAGAGCCCAGAGAAAGAGTGCCGTCAGAAAATCCAATCCAAATACCAGAAGTAACAAGAAGAGACTCCGTGTTATTGACACTCCAGCTCGTGGCGTCCATCCTTAGCGCTGAAATTCTATTCTTATATTGATCACAATACCTGAATGGCATTCCAGGTCTCCAATTACTCGCAATATCTTTCCTCATCGTTTCTCCAATTTGGAGACCAAGGGCGTCACCTCGAACAAAAGAGGCCAAGGTCGCAGAGTATTTTTCTATAAAATTTTCTATCTGGCCTTGAGTGTCGTAGAGAGCTGGTACTGGAACACTCTCTTCCATGTAGTAAGGACCCGCTTCAGGAGGGGGAGTGATATAAGAGGTGCCGAAGATTCTGATCAATGTTACCTTTTCTTCCGTGGCAGTTTCTACGGAGTTAATTGTATCAGGTAAAACGGAGTTACCAGTAATAGTCGTAGACCTTCTAATCTCCTTGGTTTTTTGACCTGCAAGTGCGTCGATGTTGCCAGAGCTGATTCCACTTTGACGAGCAGTGCTACTCGTATATACAGTTGTAACTGTTACATTTGTGTTTCCTTCCCGAGAGAACTCTTCAACTCGACGCTGACTCCTAAACATCTCAGTTGTACTGAGCTCGGTGAAGTTCTGAGGCGCCCCGTTAACGACTCCCGACCTCCAGTCGAATGGCTGCGCTGCAGCTAGCGTAGGGATGTACGTGTCTGTGACAGTTGACAGTAGCTGAGAGGCAGGGCCGTATGAATTAGTCTGCTGCGTATAGCCTAGCAGAATCTCTTCAGTACCATCTGTCGGACAACCGCCATTGGGCTGACAAGCTGTAGCCCAAGTGTATCGGCAATAGGCGAATTTATCTGAGTAGTACTGTTGGTTAGCTTCAATTGCAGGCCCACGCACCTCGCTATACCTAGATGAGACCTGACCACTCGGCCCTTTGTACTCTGTTCGGGAAACCTGTCTCCTGAAGGCTGGAATAACGAGCGGAGTCTGACTGAGGGTGTAGTTGTCGTTGCAACTACCTTGGCCATTATCCCCTGGCTTGTCAGGGGTGTTTCCGCACCCAGAGTCTACAGAGGTGGGGATGGAGCCATCGCTAACACCAGTAGGTAAATCTCCATCACCTGTTCTGACATAGACAGTAGCTGGATATGTTAGAAAATAGTAAGAGTCAACCTCGTCGATCTGCACCTTATTAGGGGAATCCTGATCCGCCTGGTCTTCCTCGTCTACGATGGAGTCAAGATCTGCAGGTACTTGATATGACAGCCTGATGCCGTCAGGTAATGGCGACGCTCCAGCAAGAGGCGAAACCGACAAGGTCGTCCCACCCAGTACTGAAACCCATTCACCTGGATCATATGAGCTTGTGTTGTCGCCTCCAAAGAAGGAAACAACTTGAAGGTCCCCATTATTGTCTTGATATGCGGCCTTACCTTCTGAGGCCAGAGCTGCAGAAATGTTTTGATAGTCATTCTTTCTTGCTGGATCCAAGGTTACAGTTGGAAGCGATACAAGAGCGTCTGTATTGTCTATCAGAGCTGCCATGGCGATCCTGCAACCTATTTCAATCTCAATAGCCTCAGACTCTGGGATATAAGCGGCCGAGACGACATACAGAAGACCTCTTGGATGTCTTTCTGTCGTTCCATCTGGGTAAGTAATATCAAGAATCACCTTTTGCCCTCTCTTGAACATATTCCTGTCGTAGTCCTCTAAGGATGTGCCTGGAATAGTTGCTAGAGTTAGCTGGCCAGTCGTTTGAATAAGACCGTTCTTATAAGCAGAGGTATCACTGCAGACCCAGTCGATTAGATTCTCGGTGTAATCAACCCCTCCTACAGTTAGAAGGGAAGCCCTTGTTGAGGTTACTAAGTACGCCATCGATCAAACCTCCGAAAGCCCAAAAGCGACCAGTGTAATCGAGGGAGAGACGTATACGTAAGATGGTGGAGTTGAGAACAACGCGGATGAGTTAACCTCACTACCAAAAGTCCTGTCAATAATGCCAACAGCAGCACTCTGGCCATTAGACCTGTCAAGATCCCAATCTCTAAACATTGCATCCAGCTCCTGCGCCTTAGAAGGAGTTAAATGAGCTGAAATCGTCCAGATGTACTTCTGCATATACGCTGGCCCAGTAAGAACGCTTGCTCCCGTGACGGACTGGCCGTAGCTAATGTCCCCAGAATAAGTCCTTGGCAAGGAGTTGTCGGTAAATTCTGTAAACGTAATATCATATACTGGAGAGCCAGCAACAGGAGTGTACGAAATACCCAGTGACATCAACCAGCATCGGCTGAGCTAGGATGCCGAAGCTCTCTCACGATTTCACGGTAAAAACTTTTTGCTCCAACGGGCGGAGAAAACCTACCTTCCTCAACTGCTTTTACGGTTTTTTCGGAGAATTGAATGACGTAACGGAAGACCGCTACGAATTCTTCATGTAAGGCGTCCAGGACGTCCTGTGAGGCTTTGTCGATCTTTGCTTGATTATATGCCATGGCGGTGTGGACATAGTACTCCACAGCGTCTTCTTCGCTTATTTCAGTGAAGTGACCTTCGGCAAACTTAGGACCTTTGTTCCTGGTTGCATCGATGTAATATTTTACAATCAGGCTTTTGCTGTCTCCAAAAATAAACATCTAATTTCAGTAGATTATCAAGAATACCTAACCCTCTTAAGTTTAGCCAATTGGACCATGACATCGCTGGCGGTTTGGCGTGGCTGAGCTGACTGGATAGTTACGCTATTGCTAATATTGTCGCCTTGTCTTACGTTGCTTCTGGCGTTAGAGATGGCACTAACCATTCCACTTGGTGAAGTGTTAATGTTTTTAATATTAATTTCAGCTGCGGGGATGTCAAGTTGACTGGTCAAGTATGCCGGGATAACGGTTGGCGAAGTGTTAATGTTTTTAACGTCGATTCCAGTTGCGGGGATGTCAAGTTGACTGGTCAAGTGTTCCAGAGCAACGGCTGGTAAAGTGTTAATGTTTTTAACGTCGATTCCAGTTGCGGGAGCGCCAATTTGACTGGTCAGGTGTTCCGGGATAACGGTTGGTGAAGTGTTAATGTTTTTAATATCGATTCCAGTTGTGGGAACGCCAAGTTGACTGGCCAGGTGTTCCAGAATAAAGGTTGGTGAAGTGTTAATGTTTTTAGTATTAATTTCAGTTTCGGGAACACCAAGCTCACTGGTCAAGTGTTCCAGAGTAACGGTTGGCGAAGTGTTAATATTTTTAGTATTGATTTCAGCTGTGGGGACGTCAAGCTCATTGGTCAAGTGTTCCAGAGTAACGGTTGATGAAGTGTTAATGTTTTTAGTATTAATTTCAGCTGTGGGGACGTCAAGCTCACTGGTCAGGTGTTTTAGAGTAACGGTTGGTGAAGTGTTAATGTTTTTGGTATTGACTTCAGCTGTGGGAACGCCAAGCTCATTGGTCAAGTATGCCGGGATAACGTTTGGTGAAGTGTTAATGTTTTTAGTATTGACTTCAGTTGTGGGAACGCCAAGCTCATTAGTCAGGTGCTTTAGAGTAAAGGTTGGTGAAGTGTTAGTGTTTTTAGCATTAACCTCAGTCGTGGGAACGCCAAGCTCATTGGTCAGGTTCTTTAAAGTAAAGGTTGGTGAAGTGTTAGTGTTTTTAGCATTGACTTTAGTTGTGGGAACCCCAAACTGACTGGTCAGGTGCTTTAGAGTAAAGGTTGGTGAAGTGTTGGTGTTTTTAGTATTAATTTCAGTTGTGGGAACGCCAAGTTGACTGGTCAGGTGTTTTGAAGTAAAGGTTGGTGAAGTGTTAATGTTTTTAGCATTGACTTCAGTTTCGGGGACGTCAAGCTCACTGGTCAAGTTTTTCGGGATAACGTTACCGCTCGAAGGAGCTGTCCAAGTACCATAAGAAGGAGCTTTGATGTTTTTAATATTGATTCCAGTTGCGGGGATGTCAAGCTCACTCGTCAAGTGTGCCGGAATAACGGTACCGCTCGAAGGAGCTTTCCAAGTACCATAAGAAGGAGCTTTGATCATGCTCAGCTTACCAGAAGCACTCAGGAATGCCTCTTTCCCAAGCTCGTTAACCGTGTATCGTGAACCACCGGACACAGGGCCCCCGCTCGCCCTGGCAGCAGGGCCTCCGCTCGCCGTAATGGTAGGACCACCAGCCGAGCCTGCACCAGCGTTGGCTGCATTCAGCTCTCGCTGGGCTCTGGCCTGAGCAGACAGCGCCGTAGCCGCTTGCGAGGCGTTACCAGCAAGCTGACCAGTTGCCGTAGCCTGACTTTTGATTTGATCTGTGCCTTGCTCCGATGCGTCCTTGACCTCTTTCATTCTATCAATCTTTTTCTTGAGTGCTTCCATCTGCAGATCATTGTAGTACTTCCATTGCTCATATCCCCTCTCGATTTCCCTGATTTCGTCGTCAGTTCTTCTTTTGATATCCTTTAACTGTGCCTCAATCCTCTCTAACCTAGCCCTTTCCTGTCTTATTCTAAGCTGCTCTACAAGGTCCATTGCTTCAGCCTCTCTGTCGAACTTATCTTTGGTATTGTCTTTTTCTTCGTCAAGGTTCTCCATGCGTTGCTTATGTTTCTCTTCTTCTTTCTTTTTCTGCTCTTCAATTCTCTCTAGTTCTTGTTGTTTCAGGAACTCTGCCTTCTTCCTTTCTTCTTCAATCTGCTTAATCCTCGCCTGAGCCTTCTGCTCTTCCTCGACCTTTTGCTGTTGCAGTCGATTCAAAAGATTATCGTAATACCTATTGCTTCTTTGTTCCTCGATCTCGAGTTCATTCATCCTCGCCTCATGACGAGCTCTCTCCGCCTCCTCTAGTATATTGATTTCGCTCTGCGCCTCTTTGTAAAGACTGCCATATGCTTCTGCCTCAGCTGCGATAAGTGCGAGAGCTTTTTCGTGACGCCTTTCTTCGACCTCTGCTTGGCGATCAATTTCAGAAATAAAGTTATCATATTTAGCCCTGTTAGCCTCAATTTCAGCCTCAATTTCAGCCTTTCTCCGATTAAAAGAGTTGGTTTGAGCTGTTTCGACCGTCTCGATCCTGGCTAATTCAAAATTAAGACCAGCGACTAGTGCTTCTCTTTCGTTTTCTAGGTTCGTAATCCTTTGCTGGTAGCGATTTTCCTCAGCTGCGATCTCCGACTGCTTGGCGGCCTCGGCGGCCTCGGTAGCAGCTTCGATTGCTAATAGCTCCTGTTCATAGAAAGAGGCACGCTGGGCGAGCAGCTGCTCTTGCGCCTTAAGCGCTTCTGTCTGTTGGGCGAGAATGGCCTGTTTCTGAGCCTCAAAGCCAGCCTCTGCTTCTTGCTGGCGAGCCCTGACCTCTGCAATTGCCTTTTGACGCTCCATGTCGTCAAGCTGCGCCTGTGCGGATAGCCTTTCTTCTTCGGATAGGGCTAAGTTGTTAGCCTGCTCAATCAGTTTCTCCTTCTTAAGCTGCTTGAGTTTCTCCTCTGCGGGTGTTAACTCTCTCAGGGCTGCAATTTCAGCATCATAAGCTGCTCCTGAAGCCGCCTGAATCTCATCAATTCTCCTTAGCTCATTATCGTACCTTGTCTCGATATCATCAATAACTGACTGGATTTGTATCTTTTCCTCTTCGTACTGCCTTTCAAGAGCGTCTCTTCTCTGGTTAAGTTTTTCGATTTCCCCGTCGTATCGAGTTTCGATTAAATTTTTAATCTCAGACGTCAAATCCCTTTGTGCTTGGATTTCCTTGTCGATAGCACTAATTTTTGCGTTGGCAGTTTCTTTCGCCTTCCTTGCCTGCTCTTCAAGCAGTGCTATGCTTTGATTGAAAAGCTCCTCCTCCTTCGCCATTAACGACTCGAGCTCTCTCTGCGCGTTTTCGTACAGACCTTTAGCTGCTGACTTTCTCTCTTTTATGTCTCTGAGATATGCATCCTGCCTTCTTTCCTCAAGGCTCCTTAATTCGTCGAGTCTTCTTATTTCCGCGTCGTAAGACTTTTTAGCCTCGGCCTCAATCCTTTTTAAGCGACTAATCTCAGCGTCATAAGCTGCTTTTTCTTCCTGCTGTTTTCTCTCTTGCCTGGCTTGGGCTGCGTTTGCAGCCGCTTCAGCCCGAGCAATCCTCTTGTCCATCCGTGCGCTGGCAGCGTCGGCACTGGCCTGTGCCCTGGATACAGCCGCATCATAGCTTCTGGAAAGACTCGCCAGCTCTGCCTGAACCTTTGAAGCTTGTGCATCAAGGTTTGACATAACGGCATTGTGAGCCCTCTGCGCTGCAGCCTTCTCTTCTTCGATAGCGCGGATAGCCGTATCCCTTTTTGCTTTGATTTCCCTTTTGGCGTCTTGGTACCGATCCTTGTCTGCTTGTCCAGCCTCCTTAATTGCCTGTTTTTCGTCCTCCAAAGCCCTCACAGCAACACGCGCCTTATCTTCAACTTCTTGTTTTGCTAGCTTTGTTTCTCTTGCTACTACCTTAGCGTCTTCGCCCATTTTTTTCAAGGCCTTACCTGCCTTCTCAATCGAAGCTTCTAACTTGTCGCCCTTACTGAAAGTATCCATTAAGTTTTGACCGCTATCGGCGGCTTCATCCGCACCGTTAGCTAGTTCTTCGGCTCTCTTTCTGGCTGCATCCATCTCTCTTTGAAATTTCTGCGCCACTTCTTTTGCTCCTTGGAGGGTTTTGGCAGTTTTGCCTATAGCAAGTGCAGCTGCGCCAGCGGCAATAGCTATAATAGCCCATCCCTTTGGACCCATCAAAAGGAGTAGCTTTGTTTGCGCTACAATTAAGGCAAAAGTCTTTGCTGTTATCAGAACGATTTTCGCGACAACACCAGCAAAGGCCGCGACCACCTGTGGCCCAAACATGGCGATCAGTCCAGCCACAACAGTGGCGATAACAGGAGAAAATCTCTGGAACATTTCGATCGCGTTTGCGATCATGCCTGGCAAGTTTTCGGCTACGTTTTTAATAGCCGCGTTTAATAATTTAAACGGTGCAAGTAGATCTATTCCAAAAGCCTCTGCAATTTTCTTGGCTGTGTCAAGTGCTGTTTTTGAGAGAAGCTGAAAATTTGCTTCAAGCTGAGCCGTCTGACCCTTGATTGTATTTTGATAATTCTTTACGATTTCTGCGTAAGCCCCTCCATCTGCCGCTAAGTTCTTAAGGGCTCCATTAACAAGCTCAAAACTAATCGCACCCTCTGTTGCGAGCTTCTTGAGTTCGTTTACATTTTTACCTGTAATCTTGGACATCTCATCCCAGATCGGAATACCCTGAATAGCGAACTGTGTCAAGTCACGAGTATAAGCCTGTCCCTGTGCAGCGATCTGACCGAGGTTCCTCGCCAGGTTGTTAAGGTCACCACCAGTAGCAGTAGCCACGACCGCAAGGTCTTTTGTCGCTCTTTTTGCGATATCTGTCTCAACGCCGAATGCCATCATGATCTTACCAGCATTGGCAATCTGCTGGAGGTTAAATGGCGTTCCGGCTGCAATCGCTGCAAACTCAGCTAGTGCCGCACGAGCCTCATCCGCTCCGCCGGTAAAGGCCTGAAGTTGAATGTCTAGAACCTCCATCTCCGCTGCGGTGCTTACAAGATCCTGAACGCTACCCACCAAGAGTTTGAAGGTAGCCTCAATCGCTTTCGCAGCCAGATTAGCCTTAAGGAACTGGGCCGTCATGTCTTGAGCAGGTTTTTTATCCTTAAGCTCTCCAGCGGTTGCAGTTAATTTTTTCAGCTCTTCCTGCCCTTGAGCTATAGCTGCTGTAAGTTTTTTCCAATCTTCTGTAACAGTTTTACCGTCAGCCTCAAACTTTCTCGTAGTCTCCCTGGCCTGCCTCAGCAGGGAAAGCTGTAACTTGAGTTCTTTAGGCGTTTGGGCAAATTCGTTTTTAATAGCTTTAGCTGCAAGCTCAATCTTTCTAGCCTCTTTAGCAGCAGCATCTAACTGTTTGGATATGAACTGTCCATTTTCAAAAGCAAGTTCAATCTGTTTCTTGATTGGTTTGCCGAAGACATCCTTGAGTTTGTTGTCTGCGTTCTGAGCCGCTTGGCCAAACGTGTTGAAGAATGTATTTACGCTTTCTGTTGCGTTTTTAGTGTCAACACCAACGGTAAAAACTAGATTGCTCAACGTAAGACCACCAAAGCTGGTATAGGTTTCCAGGAAAACGCATAAAAAAGAGGGGTTGATTAAGCCCCTCTGAATATTCTTCGCCGTAAGTATTGCGGTTACGGGCTTCAGGTGATAGAGGCAACTCGGAACGAACCAGCGCCAAGTCCGCCATCTTCGTTGACAATAACTGTGTCGCCCACTGTGTAGCCAGTACCACCAGAGGTGATGTTGACTGCGGAAATTTCGGCAGCTCCGTCGAGATCGACGGTGCCAGTTGCATTTCCAGAGAGGGTGACTGCGACGGCAGTAGCAAAAGCTCCAGCGTCGAATGCAGTCGTAGTCACGAAGGTATCGGTGGTTGCAATACCTCCAGTCAACTAATTACCAGCGTTCTCGTCGAGCTCAACGACGTAGGCGCCGTAGCCGCTAACGGAGCACTCCCAGGAAACGATACTTGTCACTTCGTTGGACTCGCTGTAGCCCATCAGAGTGCCGTAGCCGTAAATGGTCTCAACGGTGCCCGTGGGGCCCACACGAGCGATCTTTACACGGAGGCCATCGGCCACGGTGTTCTGCTCGGTAAGGCGCAGGATCTGATAGCCAGCGTCCTTAAAGTCGGCGACGCCAGCCAGTGACATGCTCCAGGACTTGGTCGTAGCCACAGCCTGGTTGAAGCCCTTGACTTCGTCGTCGTAGGTGTAGATGTCCTCAGAGCCGGTATCAGTCTCAAGGGAAGCACTTGTGAGTCCAGTCAGACGCACAGGCTGCATGGTGCCGTCGGTGGGCTCAGCGACAGGAGTGGCGCCGATGGAGAAGATACCGTCAGCATAGGTGATCTTTTCGTCAGCGGGGATAATAGCGGTGGTGTCGACGAAGGCGGTAGCGGAAGCATCCACGCCTGCCGTCACGCCAGTGAAAGAAGTGTCGACAGATTCCGCCTTGAGGGGGATCAAGTAAAGATCATACCCGAAGGCAGCAGAAAAGTTTGCCATATAAAAGAACGGACTAAAGTCCGCACGAAGGTACTTCGGACCTTCTTACGGTCCGTTAACTTAGGTTGCCAAAGAGGGTTTTAGGGATCCAAAATTGGCATGTTTGATTTAATTGTAATCTTGGTCTGTACAAGAGATCCAAGTCCATCAGATGTTGCTACTGTTTGAACCATCTCCGAACTTGCAAATCGCCTCAAAGCCACCTCTGCGGCGTTCTGCAGGTCAGCACCTGTAGCAGTTCCCCAAGCTACCAGGAAAACGCTCCACTCAGTTACTACGACTCGGCTGCCATAATATTCCTGAAGCGAGGAATTGCCCGCATCCTGGATAACACATTCAACGCCATCGACATTTCTTAGGGCAGGCAAATCAGCGCCAGCTGTAACCATCGAAATTGCGTCAATGGGACCACCGCCACCCTTGAAGTTGTATGTACCCAAAAGGTCGGTAAAATTACTGTCGCTCGACAGAGTTTCGTATATAACCTGTGCTGATGTAGGAAAGCTCTGCACGATAGCTAGAAAAGCGTCAACCTAGTGTTCCTTTCAGGTATTATAAAGTAGACAAACCCACAGGAGGCTACAGTGCTGCCGAAGAATACCCCCTTCTCCCGTGGTGATGTCAATATGATTTTCTGAAATGCATTCCTTTCAGGACTACGCTCCCGTTTACGAGCGAATTTCAGATTATCTATTCAACATGACTGCACTGACAAGGCGTGAAGCCCGTCAGCAATGGCGGAACTCAATAAAAGAGGCCTGGAACAACCGCTGTGCCTACTGCGGAAAGCCTCCAATCGATGACGAATCGATCACAATCGACCACGTACGCCCTAAATCGAAGGGCGGAGAGGATAGAACCTCAAACTGCATCCCTGCCTGTACTGAGTGCAATCAAAGCAAGTCCAGTCAAGACTGGGCTGCCTGGTACAGGATGCAAGAGTTTTATACAATCGAGGGGGAATGGAGAATCCGTCAATGGCTGTCACGAGACAGGGCTTATTTTGGTCAATTCGACGAAGAAGACAGCAAGATCGTCGACGATTACCTCAATTCTATAGAATTAGACTGGCCTAGCTGAGGATAATATCCTCATAAGCAACGTATTTAGTGTCAACAATCGGAACGGCAAGTTTATACGACTTGCCCTCTGAATCCATAAACTCTCTCACTTGGCCGCCTGCGGACTCGCAAGCGATTAACATGCCTTTCCAGCCGTGATCTGTCTTTACTGGGTGAAGCAACAGAGCATCTTCCGCCAGCAGAATAGGATTAGAAGGTCTGTAGGTGTCACTAGCGGCGGCTACAAGCTCCTTAAAACAGAAGAATGACCAGTTGGGCAATAATCCCATCTTCTGAGCACTCAGGGCCGCTGAGCCGTACTTGTAGGAAGGAATGTCCTTGTCTTCTTGGGGTTGATATAAACAGAATTGATCCAATGTATAAGGCTTTTTCTGTTTTTTAGGGTCTCTGTTTGAGTTAGCCGTCAACGACGTTAGCATGGCAACAGGCCTCTCATTTTCATGAAGGGTCTTCTTGCGCATCTTTGACGCCATTTTAATGGCCCTCAGGACATAACCATAGCAAAGTCCTGAGTAATTTTCTACAGAAAAATCAGCATCTCCAGGAAATAGTCTCTTTAGAGTCCAGAAAAAGGCCTCAAAATCAATGACAGTTCCCTGGTTCAGTCCTTTCCCAGCTCACTCTTTTGCCCTTCGTTTTCTTCACTTTCCTCTTTTTCAGACTCCTGGAAAGCTTCAAGGCTCTTTGTCTCCTCTTCGACAAACAATTGAGCGAGCCCATCAAGGATGTCTGGATGCAGGGTCATAGTATCCTCGACTTGCCACTTAGGGTCAATTCTATTTGTAATCAAGCATGTCGCCATCACAAACTTCTTTCTTTCCTGTGCTGCGTTTACCGCCTGGATTGCACTGAGGAGATCCGCAGCATAGGGGGTCAACCTTGGGTCCTGTGCTCCGCTGGAAGTGATCATTTTAAAGACCTCATTGGGGTCCATGCTAAGATCGTTGCCGATATTTGCAGCAAGGCGAAACAAAATACCTTGGCTTTCGTCTCCAGAATCAAAAGCTTGGATCCAAGCCTTTTCTGCTACACAAAGATACCCCCTCCTTTCGATTTCAATTGTTCCGCTAAACTCGCTACCAATACTTTCGATAATAGGACTAAGGCGAGGCTGTACTACAAAAGGAAGGGTACGATTTTTGCGGGACATTTTGTTGGTCAAGCTGACATATAATACCTAACTAAAATCAAATCTTAAACCTTTTACTCTGATAACGGTTTGCCCATGATTTTTTGACGTTCTTATCGATTATGTCCATTAACGGAAACTGTTCAATACCACTTTTGCCTAAAAACATAGAAGATATCCATGGCCTTGCCGGGTAAACAAAAGAGTTACCTCCTCGACCATAGGGCCTGGTAATTCCACCGTAATGGACTAAATTGGCATAAGGAGCTGTATAGACAATCTGAAACGACTTGGATGAAGTTACTTCGGTATCCATACTGTCCCTAAGGTTTGTAGTATCAATGATATCCCTTGGGGCGGTTACATCAGAAGTATTTTTCCTGATGGTTTTATTCGGCCAAGGCCAAACAGACTGCGCCATAGCTTCGTTCAGCGCAGGCTTTACTTCCTCTGAGGCCTCCCTTACACCATCGTAAACACCACCAACAATGGCATTGCTTGCCGCATCGTACGCAGCGGTTACATCCCTGCCCTTGAGCTGCATCCTTGGCAGCTCGAAGTCAAGGGTCATCGAAACAGAAGTTAATTTAGCCATTAGTTTTGCAGTTCAGCACCCGTAAGCTGTAATTCAACGCCGCCAATCTCTTTATAGATAATCTCATCAATGCCTTGGCCGCCGAAAAGGCCACTGGAGCGCTGAATCTTCGAGCCGTACATAATCGGATCCTGACCAAACCTGAATGTGGTCTCAGTACCTGTAGCCATCCAGGTGTATTGCGTAGTAACCTGCTGAAAAACCAGCCCAGTCTCGTCAGACGTCTCAAGATCCCAGTCAGCAGGAACTGTTGTCCACTCCAGAGCATAGCCACGATAATAAAACTGATCACCCGAGGCTCCAGGCATCATCTCGCCATCGAGCTGGCTTTCAATTGGGATCATTTTAGATCCAGAACTCACTCCACTGTACTGAG